CAGGGCCGATATGAAGCTGTTTAAGTTGTTCAGCATTGACCATAAACTGATCTCCTAGTAAAATCGCAAGTAACAGGGATTGCAGTCCCCGTTACCCACTTCAAATACCATTGTTTTAGAGGAACAACAGCATGAGCAATTCTAATTTTAGCGGTTTCATTTATGATCCGTCTACTGGTTATTTGTTTAGAAAAAGTAATCCGACAAGAAAAGTTGGGACTTTTAATAAAAAAATTGGTTATTTTGTTTTTAGACATGAAAACAAAGTGCATTATGTTCATAGAGTTGCATGGGAAATAACGCATGGCTTTCCACCTCCAAAACATATAGACCATATAAACAGAATAAAAACTGATAACCGCATATCAAATTTAAGGCTTGCCGATGATTTGTTAAACAGTAGAAACAGAGTAAGACCTAACAAAAACAGTTCAACTGGATTTATTGGTGTAACAAAACCAAAACATACTCCAAAATGGGCTGCATCAATTACTGTGAACTACAAAAGAGTCCACATTGGTTATTACGATAGCGCACAACAAGCACATCAAGCATACATAGAGGCAAAGAAAACCTATCATCCAGAAGCTATTTGCTATTGAATAACTGTCTAACTTGCTCGTACGAATCCACACACGCATTGAGTGCAGCAGTATTCCGATCACCAGCCGCAACTATTTCTGCGATGGCTTGGAGGGTTGCTCGCTCGGCATCAGAAGCTGTGTCAGTCGGTCTGTCAGGTTCACTGGTTGTTTCTGGCTTGGGGGGGGCAATGGGGGTACTTGTGGGGGCTTGTACACAACTTGGGGAGGGGAGGCGCACCCTACCAGCACGAATGGCAGCATCCAAAGCACTTTGTTTTTTGTTGACAACATCGTTAACCTCCAAAAGTTTACCAGCAGTAGCGTTTAATTGTTCGTTAAGTTTCTGTTCAGTTTGACGAGATTCCTCATTCTTGCGAGCAATCTCAATCTGCATCTCTTTATCTCTGTCTGACCAACCAAAGTGGTATCCACCTCTGTAAGTTCCAAACAAGGTTATACACAGAACAACCAGAACCCAAGGTAATGGTATGCCAAACATTATTGAGCCTCTTTACGAGCCATTGCCAACTGCTCACGCTCATGGTCTGCTTCTAGCAAATCAGGTGGAGTAGTCGGTGGAGGAGGAGGTGTCCAAGACTCATCTAAATCAGGATTCTTAAAGTTCAACCAGTTAGGTGCTGGAGTTGTTGCTGTCCATGTATTTGTAGAAGGCGCTACAGGCGCTTGAACTACTGGAGGCGGTGTAGGGCTAGGAGGCGGTGTTGGAGTGCCTTGGATGGCGTTTAAAGCCGTTCCTACACCCTTTTTACCGATAACTCCACCGATACCACCCACAATCAACAGAACAATGTCGTTCAGCATCTTTGTATAGGCCATATCAATCGGGGCCATACTCTTGATAGGCTGAGTCACAAAGGTGACAGAGTAGAGCAAAGCAATAACAATAAAGCAAAGAATCAATGTGACCATGACGACCACAAATCCCCATACATAGGTTTCTACTTCCTCAATTGTTGGTCTTTGGTTCTTGGACATCGTTAACCTTTTTTTCAAGAATAGGGGCTACTAAATACTCAGGGCAAGTCTGGGTAAACAAGCACTTAGGTTTCTGGCAACTAGCGTGAACAAAATTATCTGGGTTTTGGCAGAAGTAGCGATACCTGTCGTCAAAGCATCCAGATAGAAAGATGACTGATAACAAAAAGATATATCTCATGCCATCACATCCACTTGAGAAGCCTTAACCCATTGAGTCTTAATCTCTTGGGCTTTTTGTTGGTGTTGGACTTGATGATTTAACTCTGCCAACCTTTGCATATTCTGTTGGTGGATCACCCTATGAGCCTCCCATAACATCTTTGCGTTCTCTTGATAAGTGGTAATTTTCATAACCCAATCTTTCCAAGTAAAAGGTTAACAATCTTGTTAGACAAGTCATCAGGCAAGAACCTCAAGAATCCTAGAAACCACCAAGCAATACACCCATAGCAGAACACCCTGCAAAACAAGTCGAATTGCTTCTGGTATTCGTTCATCTACCACAACCACCCTTTGGACATAAGCTCATCAACTCATTTATACCAATAAAGACTAGAAGTAAAACAAAAGCGATACCACCAATAATCATGGCTATCTCTTGCATCTCAGCGTCTTTGGCCTTGGCTTCCTTCTCAGCTTTCTTCAAGGCACTAATCTCTTTGGCATCCTCCAAGTCCATCTCTGCTTGACGGGCTTTGATCTTGTTCCAAACATCAATCTTTCCTGTCTGCATGAACAACATCTTTAACTCTTCTTCAAAGGCTCTGGCTTGCTCTAGTGCCATCTCAATCTGTAGAGCAGCACCCATGTTCGAGCCTTTCTTCTCCCTCTTTGCTTGAAGCATAGCCTTCGTTGCCTGGCTCTTTGCATCAAACATCTTGCCAATCATGGGGGCAAGAGAACCTAATTCTGTGGCTACCTTACTAGCCTTCTTAACCATCGAAATGGCGCTCTGTAGGCCATTAAGTGCGCTTATCGGATCGATCATTCTTTCTCTCCCACTTCAGGCAAACAACCCTTCGGTTGTAAACATCGCCTGTCCAAGTCCATTTAATACATCGGTATTCTATGGTTGCCGCCAAAAGTAAGGCGATCACGGGAATGCCCAAACAACAATATAACTACAAAAAATTACAAAACAAAGAAGAAGGACTGTCGCTATTGCCGTAGTCCAATCTTTCATTGCTCTTCGGTCATTGATTCAACACCACCACGGGCAGCACCAGTTGTAATATCTTGAATCGCATCACGACCCCAATCAATGCCAAACTTTTTACCAACACGGATGGCTTCTTGAATTTTACTTTGGTCAAAAGTACCATTCTTTTGTTGCAGTGCTGAGAACACCTTTACAGCATCAGTTGGGTTTAACAGCAAAGCCTTTAACTTCTCTTCTGTCAAAGCCGATGCCTTATTTGCCCAGAACTTACTCATCAAAGAACTGATAGCATAGAAATTACCAGAAACAGGATTGGTGAATCTAGAAATAACTTGTTCTGGAGGGATACCAACAACGCTTTCAAAAGGTGTTTTAGGTACTGTTTCAACCTTGAAAGGCACATTTGTTAGGTCTTTATTGAGCCTGTCAGACACTAAAGCAAAGTCTTGAATCTTCTGAGCATAAGTTGGCCCAAACACCCTGTTAAACACAGCGGCTTTTGTCCTGTCATTTAACACTCCAATTGGATCACCAGAACGAACAATGTCATCCAACATGAAGGAACGAGCCGCATTTACTGCATCCTTATTCGCTCCATACTGCTTCATAAACTTGTTGGTAAAGTTCACATCACCATACATCTTGGAGACTAAATCTTGTGGACTACTGAAACCACCAGAACTCACAATTTGATCTCCAGCAACCTTCTTAAATGCAGAATCTAAACGAGTTCGTTCTGCAATAAGAGCAGTAACATTGTTTGAAGCAGCACGGAGTTCATCCTCTAAGCCTGGCACTAAAGAAATGCCACCTTGGTTTTTTGCAAGCCACTTATTAGCCGCTTTAGGATCAAGTACATCGTTCTTTAAAGCCGCACGACTAAAGCTGTCATAGAAGGCATCCCTTGCCACTCTGATGCCATCTTCACCAGTAGCCTTGATAAAGTCATCAACATTGGACTTGTTACCAATGATTGCAGGAGCAATTTGTTCAACAAACTTCTTGCGATCAACAGCTTTCAAAGTCTCTGAGTTAAATGGCAATCCAACCTTTTGGAAGTAAGAAGCATCAGCATTGCGATAAGCCGCAACAAAGTCAGGGTCTAAGTTATCAATATGACCACCAACACGAGCCTTTAACTCGGTGAGGAGTCGAATATCAGCGGGTTCGCTTGTTTTACGCAATTGTTTGTTGATTTCACGCTTTAACGAATCCAAATCCTCTACTGTAGCGGCACTAAACTTAATTCCACCCTCGGTCATTGGACGACCTTCTGCGGTAAGAATTGCACTTGGAGGTACATTTCTAGGCTTAAATTGAGCAGAAACTTTGTCGTAAATTGTCGGAAATGATTTGAAAATGTCAGAAGCCTTTTCACCTGCGACAAAACCATAGATGTCATTAACAGCAGTAGAGGGCAACTCAACATTCTTTTGTTTGGCAATGTCGAACGCTTCCTTGTAAAGAGGTTTGACACTGTTATATGCTTGAGTTTCTTTGGCAGCAACAAGATTAGATACACGTTGTCCAAAAGCATTAGGATCAAGCGTAGCGTTGCTGTAGGTATCTGCAATCTGCTCGTCAATTGTCCGATTGCGTCTAGCTTGTGCTTTAGCTAAGTTAACTGGAGTAATGTCTACTTTAGCTTTTGATGGGTCTCCAAACAGACGAATCTGACTAGCATTTAGAGCCTGTTTAGCTTGCTCAAACTGATTGCCATACTGCGCTCTGAATACAGGGTCTTTAGCAGAAAGGCTTTGAATCAATTGATTGACAACAGGATTGTCTGCCAACAGGGAACTAATTGGCATCTGCACTGGTGTACCGCCTGGAGTCTTCAAAGAAAGACTTTGCTGTGCTTTAGCGGCTTTAGTGATGGTATCCAAAACAGTAGGATCGGCAGCGCCTGCGGCAATAAAGATATTGCTGATGCGGTTGTCTACATCTTTAAGCAATTCATCTTCAGGAACAGTTCCACGAACCTTATCCCATTGAGCTTTAGCAACATCAAAGCCTTTGCCAGCTAAAGGTACTGTTTTAAGGGTAGTTCCCAAGCCATAAGCACCACCTGCACCACCTGCAATACTACCAACAACTCTACCAGTAGTAGCAGAACCTAATTTTTCACCAGCATACTCACCTGCAATGCCACCAGCTTCAGCAGCAGAGCCAATTACTTGTTGTTCAGCAGGACGGAATATGCTTTGACCAAACATACCCATACGTCTAGTGGCTGCCAATGCAGGGAATAGATAGCTTTCTGGTGATGTAACAGCCTCTGTGCCTTGAGCAAGAATCTTCTGCATACCAGTTTGAGGTTGCACTCCCGTAGTCCCAAGGGCTTGCATAGTCCCTTGCAAAACAGGTTCACGAGCTGTTCTAAATGTCTCAACAACACCACCAGTTGTCGGTGCAGGGGCAACAGTGCCACCAGAAGCTCTCATGCCCAAAGTTAAAGGGTTAACTCCTGCTCTTTCCAAAGCAGAAAAAAGGACATTTGATAGACCTGAAACAGTGCCAACAGTAGTTGCAATACCTCTTCGTGCGGCTTCAGCAGTCACAGCACCAGTAGAAGGAGTTGTCTTTCCAGATAACTCTTCTAATTCGGCATCACTTAAAGGAACATCACTTCTATAGCGTTTCCCGTCAATTTCGTAAACTGGCATGATGCATCCTTATTCTTCAATTACAGTAACAACTTTACCGCTTTTAAGAGTTCTTGTAACTGGTTTTTTATCAGTTGTACCGCCTACAGGTTGAACAGCAAACTCAGGGAAAGTAAGTGCCGCATCAACACGAGCGCGATCATAACCAGGGGTGTTATATGCAATGTTTCTCTGTACATTAATCTCTCTATTGGCCTTATCTGTAGAAACTTTCCTAATTGCACCCAAAGTGTTCTTGATCAGATTCTGTGTTTCCAATGTTGGAGTACCAGTAAACAATGTTGAAGTACTATCTAAAAGTCTGCCAAACAAAGATGGATCACCACCTGCTTGCTCAATATCACGCCTACTGAGTTGACTATCTCCAAGAGCCTTTGCCAATTGAACTCTAGCCGCATTAAATGAGACAAAGTTGTTAGTTGTTATTGAATCGTTAATGGCTTGCAATGCCTGATCTGCCGCAGTAACAGATTGGATTTGAGGAGCAATGGTCTTCTGAACATCTGCTCTAAATTTTGGTATGTCAGCAAACTCCTTTTGACCAGGCATTACATTGGTCAATTTAGGAGCGCCTTCTTTAGCTTTTTTAACACCACGTTCTTCTAGCAAAGTATCTATTACAGCGGCTTCTGTTTGTGTTAAATCGCTAAAGTTTTTACCAAATCTTGCAAAAGCTGCTCTATCAGCTTCAGGGCCATAACTTGTTTTTGGCTGAGTCTTTTCTTTAGTTGTCAAACGCTCAAGTTGAGTCAAACGAGTCGTTAACAAATTTATTGCACGATCACGCTCTGGTGATGCAGGTTGATTCAACAATTGATCTTGAGCATCTGTCAAAGTCGCAATTTCATTGGCAATCAAAATGTCGTTAGGAATTGCTTGTTGACGTTCACGACCTGCTTGAGCTGTTCTTTGTGCAGTCAATGCTCGTTCACTCTCAGCCTTACGATACACATCGGAAAGCATCATTGCACCTTGTGTGTCACCAGCACGAGACAACATATCAACACCCTTGGCAATAGACTCAGGATCAGCATAGTTAATCTGACCTGAAATCTGTTGTCTAGCACTAATCAGCGCCAATTGTGGGTCTTGACCACCCAATGCACCACCAATAGCGCCACCAAGCATATTAGCGCCACGACCAATGGCAAAGTTAGCCTGTTGGAATGGGCTTAGTTGTGCATATTGAAGTGCTTGTTGATCAGCTCTAGCCTGTTGGTTTTGTTGATACATTTCGGGCGTAATGCCGAATAAGGATTGGACGATTTCTGCCATGATTAGTATTCCCCTTCACCAAATGTACCGCTTCCACCACCAAAAGCACCATAGTTATATGATGGAGAGAAGGCATTTCTAACGCCTCTCATAAGAGCAGGATTCTGTGATGCACCAATCAATGCTGTGGCAAACGGGTTATAGGCATTAGCACCAAACATTGTTTGAGCAGAACCCATTCCACCTTGGAACAAAGCCTGTGCGCCTTGTGGATTAGCATTTCGACCACCCAAAGCCGCACCCATCTCAAGTGGTTGTTGTCCAAGACTCTCCAAACCAGTAGCACCCTGTAAATAGGCTTGGTAAGGCGTAAGAGCCGCTGCTTGACCTTGATAACCTTGGCTTAACAAATTACCACCAGTGCCAAACAATCCCGCACCAAACGCTACTTGCTGTTGTCCAGCTTGCATTGCTTGAGCCGCTAAACCTGCATCTTGTTGAGCAATAGCGTTGTAGTAGGCTTCCATCTCAGGATTAGCCGCACCAAGACCTGCCGCACCACTTGGACGCTCACCAGTAGCTCCTACTGCCAAACCACCACGACCTGTTTGGAATAGTTGGTTTTGTAGTTGAGCCATCTGTCTCTCACGACTAGGCGCTAATAAGTTTTGTTGACCAGCCATGTACTGCTGTGCCGCCTCTTGAGGAGACTGAGCAAGATACTGTTGACCAAGACCAAACAAACCTTGTGCCGCACCTTGTAGTGGAGCAAATTGACCTTGTGCCGCAGCCGCTTGATCTAAACCTGTTTCTGCCAGACCTAAGAAGCGGTCTTGCATGGCTCTCATTCTTGGGTCTAATGTATAACCCGCACCTGTTACACGACCTGTTGTTGGATCAGTCGTAAAGTTAGATGAACCAAATCGAGTGGTCACTCCTACTGGTCTAAACCGAGCTTCATCAGCAGCAATCTGTGCCGCTCTAATCTGTGCATCAGCGGATGTCTGTGCGGCTCGTCTAGCAGAACGACCACCTAACAAACCACCGACTAAAGATGCTCCTGCTGCTATAAATGGCATATCAAACTCCAATCAAAATATTGTCCACTTTTGACGGGTCTTTCTCGTCAGTGGCATGAATACAAAACCAAACACAATCTGTCAAAGCCTTAACACCATGTGTAAGACCTGCTTTAATCTCAACACACGCTGGCGCTTCAATAACTTCTACTTCATCACCCTTCATCACCGCAACCTTACCTTTAGCTAAGATAGACAAATGGCTAAAGTCATGGGTATGTTTCAGAATGGCTGTACCCGCCTCAAATGAGGCTTCTTTAGCATACAAACCATCACTGAAGTGGTGTGAAATCATGCTGTACGCTTCCACATATAAACAACGATATAGGGTTGCATATTGGCGTTTGTGCCAGAAGAACCTTCTGTTGAATTGGTGGTTGCAACAGTAACACCAGTAGATGCGTTTGCAGTATTGGTGACAACGCTTATGTTAGCGCCAGCCCCACCATAGGCATAAGAGCCAGAGCCTGTTTCTGTAAGGAAATTTCCAGAAGATGCTCCGTGTTGGTGTTGTGGGTCAGTAACTGTTGAAGTAGCTGTGTGGGTGTGACTAACAACGATGGCATTTTTACTACCACCTGTTTGTTCAGCAGTAGCAAGTCCAGCATCACTGGTATCAATGCCAACCATGACACGACCTGTACCAAAGGCTGTCCAAGTACCAAAGCCTAATAAAGTAGCAGGGTTAGTAGAAACAACGGCAGTATAAATAGTGCCAACAGGGTAAACAGCCGCCAAAGAAGCTGTTACTGCCGCTGTAACAAAAGCAGTAGTCGCCAATTGAGTAGTGTTTGTTCCACTAGATGCTGTAGGCGCTGCTGGTGTACCAGTAAATGTAGGAGATGCTAAATCAGCCTTGGTCGCAATAGCAACAGCAATGTTGACAAACTCAGTGTTGATCTCAGTACCCTTGACAATCTTTAGAGGATCACCAGAAGGAAGTGAATCTTTAGTAGCAAAGTTAGTGGATTGTGTATAGTTACTCACGACATTTTCCCATCTTTAGATTGAATTTCAATTCTCTGCATAGAAAGCGCAGTACCATTGATATTTGTTTCGTAGCCAGTTTGAACAATTTTACCGCTACCACTTGCCTGTACAACCAAGGTCTGTATAGCAACACCATCAGAGTATTGAGCAATGTTGTACTCACCAATACCATACTCAGACGTCCCTTGAGAAGGAATCAAAGCGTTAGCAGACAAGTAATTTGTACTAAAGTCAAATCCCCACTTAATCGTTACAAACTGGTTTGATCCACCAATCACAACTATTTTCAAACGCTTTAACAATGAAGTGACATTGGCATTTCCAAGGTCAGCATGATTGGTGTAGTACTGCATCCTGTAATTAGAAGTATGGTCTTGATAAGTGCTGTACTTACCAATGTAACCATTCTTGCCAATCAGAACATCACCATTTCTGCGAGATAACAAAGCAGTTGGCTCTATGGAATTCCAAACAGTAACCCTGAAAGAACCATCTTGTAATTGACCTCTTGTGTCAAAGCAATAAACCTCTTTAACAGTAGGCACAGTCAACAAGTAAAAGGCTTCTGTCTCAGAATAAACAGTCTTGATATTGGCAGCAGTCTCACTACCAACGATAGCCATAAAGTCACTGCGAATGTTCTTAGACAAGTCTCCAATCGGAGCAGACTTCTCAATGATCGTTCTAGCAAATGATCTAACACCAGAGTTGGATAAGAACAAAACATCCTTACCAGTACTCTGAATAGAGTCCCTTGCAATACATCCAATACCGCCAACAGTGTCAGACAAAGTAATTGTTGCAGGTGAAGTCGCATTGGCATACACCAGAATCTGACGTTTACCAAAGATGATCAAGAAGTTGTTATGTGCCGCTAATCCTGTGATCTCATCAGAACCATTAGGCCAAACTCTATCAATGTTTAAACTTCCAGCCGTTCCTGTACTCCAAACATGACCCGCTAAAAGGTCAGAGAAAAAGACAGTTACATTGTCTGTAGTTGTATCAGCAGCCCACAAACGTCCAAATGCAGAGATAACAATGTTCGCAGAAGGAACAGTGCCTACATAACCAGTTTTCTCACTAACTCTGCGATAAGTTGATGTACTTACAGCAGGGTCAAAGATCAATGGATCATGCCCAACTTGGAAGAAATAAGTAATCCCATTGAGTGAAGCACATGACCAATTGCTAGCAGTAATCGTAGGAGCAGTACCACCCCCCCCATAGGTCAATTCAACAACAGCATTTGAGCTATCTAACTTGAATAACTTGTTATTCCCTGCGAACAAAACAGTAAGAATGCCATCAGCTTGAACTAACTCATGGATAACACCAACATCGTTAGCGCCAAGGTTTCCAGAAGATGAATTAACCCTTGCATAACCCTTACGAGAACCAATGCGACCATATTGATCAATGATGCAATTTGTTGCAACCAAAGCAAAACCAGCCGCCAAATCTAATGGCGAGTCTTGTGTATTCAGACCAAAGAAGCCTGGTGCTGAAATACTTTGCGTTTGGAGTGCTTGGCTCATACTGCTACAAACTCCTGATTTTCAGGATAACGAGTGCCTTCTAAAGCAATCTGGTCAGCCAACATACCTCTATACAGTTGATAAGCCTCAGAAGAGTTCAATCCACCATCCTCACCACGTTC